GGCAGCACCAGCACCAGCACCAGCACCAGCACCAGCACCAGCAGCATCAGCATCAGCATCAGCATCAGCATCAGCTTCGGTTACTGGATCCGGAGTTTCCGCACCACCCTTGCTCATACTCATAGTGAAAGATACACTCGAGGAAATACAACACATCATCAACACAATTACACCTATGAGCTTTTCGTCCATTTTTTATTAATGTATCCTGACATTTTTTTTAGTACGGCTTACAATCTAAAAACTCCTTCATCTGTATGTTCTCCTTGATATTGACTATCGTTCGATAGAAGGTTCGTCGATTATTGGGATGTGTCTTGTCCCTCCTCCGCTTGATAGGTTTCCACCACAGGGGTTCTTCCCATGTGACATACTTGCACTCCACAATAGCTCCATCTTCAAACCAGGATTCGTCCATCTTGTTTTGAGGAATTTCAGATTCAAAGTAGAGCTTCCCCTTCTCTTGTACGTAGAGTCTCCATGCCATGGGACCATTCGTGGCTCCGGGAACCTCCCTCGACTTTTCTCGCTTCATCAAAAAGTCCACGGTATTCTTTTCTTGAGGCTTCCATTTGAACATGGTTTCGTGGGTTCCTATACGAATTGGTTCATTCACGGGGGTGAACACGAGTCCGTCAATCTTTTGTTGAACGGTGGGGAGGTACTCGTCCATAAACTTTTCAAAGTCTCTCATTTCGTAAAATGTTTTACATTTTAGACGCCACTTGTCACTTTTCATGTAGATGACGGACTTCATGAGACCCCTAGCGGCTTCAAGTCTCTTCATCAGGTTGAGGTCCCACACGGACTCTCCGTTGACGACGACAGCATCATAGACCATGAGAGTGTCTTCGTACAACTCACCATCAAGAATAGTTCCCTCGTAGGCACTTTTCTTAAGATTAATTGGAACCTCGAACATATGAAAAGCTCGATTCACAAATACACATTTCCTTTTACCTTCAAAAGTGAGAGCGACCATCATGTGCCGCTCACCATCCGTTTTTTCGCATACAACATATTCCGCACCCTTCAAAATGGGGAAATGTTTGTACTCGATGGATATGGGTTGAGGACCTGGAAAATAATCCTTACTTCCCCACTTTTCGTGAATGAAATTCTCGACATACTTGAAAAGTGGGTTTGACATATGTTATACTGGTATACTAACTTTAATTTACTTTCACACCCGCTGCGTTGAGGATGTTACTTACACATTCATGCGTATATGTCATCGTCAACTTAGATGCTGTAAACGCATAAATACGAACATCCTGTTCTAAAAATTTTTCAAACATCTTGGCGTATACTTTGACGCCACCAGACTTCTTGAGAGTTTTCATAACATTTTTGGTGTTCATCATCCAAGCCTTCGCCTCTGTGGACTTTACCCTATAAATGTCATCTGAAATCTTCATACCAATCTCCGTATCAAAATTAAGACCCATCTGTCCAATAGGTTCCGTGGACTCACTTTTCACTTTGGATTTGAATAGTTCCCAGTCAACACCCTCCTTAACACCTGGAAATACGAGGCATCCCACGTGTTCGTGTGGTTCGAAGCACTGCGCAATCGTCGCATCATCCATACTAATTCCAAAGTCGATGAAAATGATACGATCATGCGTCTTCATATATTTTTGAACCATATCAGCCTTTTGAAAGGGCTCATCGTCTACGTACGTAATTTCGTTGTCTATACTTTTTTGGATACATTTGATATTGATTCTCAAAACAGTGTGAAGTGTCTTTACGTGACACGACTTGGAACGAGTAACTAAGATAGTAGCAAGCTTCATACAGATGTGTAGACTCTAAGCCTTAAGCCTATCATTGAGACACCCAGAGAATGGTAGATTTCCTACATGACCTAGGGTTGTGTTCACATCTGCATAAATCTTACCTCCAGCTTGTTGCCAGCGACGACAAAATGCGTAGTCCTCACTGAGATATCTACGATTACCTGGATCAATCATACAATCAAAGCATGCGTGATAGTCATCGAAATCCCTATTTTGATGATCATTTTTGCACCACAATTCAGGGAACTTCTCCTCCAGAGTTTTGAAGACGGAACGTTTAATGACCATAAAACCTGTAGGACCATCGAGAATCTCGATAAATCCATTTTGGACAGGCCTATTTTGAGCACCAAAGTTAATTACGAGACTAGACGAAAGCATAGACATATCACGATCGTCACCCCTCTTAACAGCTTGAACAGCCTGATCCCACATAATTACCTTTTTTGGATAGCACGCAACAGATAGGTCATGACCAGACTTGACGAGACGCACCACGGCTGCGGGATCAAAGTGGATATCGGCATCTATAAACATGAAATACTCACAATCCGTTTTTTGCATGAAGCGACCTACGGATACATTACGGGCACGGTGGACGAGAGACTCATTTTCTGTGGTATCGAGATACATCTGTATTCCTTCTCTTATTAAAAGAACTTGAAGTTTGATTATACTACTCATGTACTTCTCTAGGCACAAACCACCGTAACATGGAGTAGATAGGAATAACTTCGTCATATACTAAATCTATGTTTTACTCTCTAAATGCTTTTTGATTATCGTTTCTATCTTGTTCAATGTCGGTATCGAGACTGAACATTTTTCACACATTTCCGCCTTCGTAACCTTGTGTCCTATCACAATATAGATAATCGCAGAAGCCACACTGTTCGGTGTTTTGCTCATGAGGTCTACACAGTCGTCCGTAGCACCACACATTTTATTACATTTGAGCCTTTCTTCACGCGTCACATCGAACGCGTTAAGAAGTCTCTGCATCACATCAAACGCCTTGGTCACGTAATTTTTCTTCGTATCTCCCAATATATTATCCTTAAAAATCTGCGTCGTTCGAGAAATATCCTTGGATTGAATGCCAAACATATCCGCAATTTCCTTCGTCGTCCTAGGAATCTTCGCAAGTCGGCATGCGTAGAGAACACAATTCGCCTTGATACCTAGACGCACAGCACCTCGAGTAAGCTTTTCGTCGTTGAATTTCCTGTATAACATCTTAGCGTCTTTCAAAACAGAGTCGGGTAAAGTGTGACACGCCTCATCAATGTCACGATACGCGTGAAAGAGTGAACGATCCTTGTGGTTCATAGACATGTGAAAGTTAATCTTCGCCATGCGCTTATTCTCATAGGTCGAACCGTGTTTAGTAGAAATAATTGTACCCTTACCCCAGTTTTGGGAAAATAGTTCGGGATTTGCGTTGGGATTACCACATCGAGCAGGGTCATTTACCTTACCGTCATCTGTGACTCCACTCGTCCATTCAGCCGTATCATCTATAAAATAAGAATCAACGAGACCACATTCTGAACACGTGGGAAGCCCCTCCGGACTGATGACTTTTACCCCCGAACATTCTTTGCATATGTTAATATTCACTGGCTTTTCTTCGATTTGTTTTGGTAATAGAGCGTCTATTTCAGACCATATAGCTGCCAGCATTGTTTTGAATGTGACAATCTTTTTAAAATTTTCAGGAAACGCATCACAGACTTAGGCTTCGAATTCTTGTTTCAATAGCATCTACAGCTTCTTTAAAACTTTTACCACCTGAAGTGGTTGGTTCCCACTGATTCCATTCCTTATCTACAGATTGATGGTCTGGGGGAAGAGGTATAGCCTGACCCTCTATTTCTGTATCCGAAACGACAAAATCAGCCATTTCAGAGTCGGTCTCCTCTTCATCATAGAGTTCGCTATCACTATCTTCAACGTCAATTTCCGTGTAAAAAGCGAAACGATTTGTTCCGAGTGCTTTCATTTCTAAATCTTCAAACGTTGTACCGGTGGGATAATGCTCCATCACACTCTCGTAGGGTGCGGGAGAAAGCTCCTCCGTCTCTAGTTCATATACACAGGCGCCTTTGTAGAAAAGTTCGGTGGGGTTGAGATATCTCAGGCCGAGGGTTGACCCGGTATTCATTCCAACAACACCGTACATTTCGTCTTCAATTCCGTCTTCGTTTACTAAAACTTTTACTATATCATCTTGGTTTATTTCCGATGGCACGATCATGCTTAGAGTTTTCGCTCAAAAAAAATTCAGGGATAATATCACAGATGAAAGTTACTATTTATTCGAAGGAAGGCTGCCAATACTGTGACCACGCAAAAACCTTATGTGAATCCGAGGGTCTCGATCATGAGAAAGTCATGATTGATAAGGAGGAACTCAAGAAGTTGGGTGGTACAACCTATCCTCAAATATTTATTGACGGACGTCGCATCGGAACATACTTTGAATTTCAAGACTACATAGAAGATGAATACGAACCAATTCTCGCTCCGACCCTCAACCGATTTACCGTATTCCCCCTGAAGTATCCAGAGCTTTGGGAACTTTATAAAAAGGCTCAAATGTCCAACTGGACTGCTGAGGAGGTGGATCTCTCTAAGGATCTTGACGATTGGAAAACCTTGAACGACAATGAACAGAAATTCATAAAGTATATCCTGGCGTTTTTTGCCGGATCCGATGGCATAGTCTTCGAGAACATCAATAATAACTTTGCCGACGAGGTACAAATCTCTGAGGCTCGCTCATTCTATGCGTATCAGTCTCATAATGAAATGGTTCATGGTGAGACCTACTCTAAACTTATCGATAAATACATTAAGGATCCCACTGAAAAGAAACAACTTTTCGAAGCCGTCTCGACCGTTCCCTGTATTGAAAAGAAGGCTAAATGGGCTATGAAGTGGTTCGATACAAAGTCCCGTTCCTTTGCCGAACGGCTCTTTGCCTTCGCCTGTGTGGAGGGAATCTTCTTTTCTGGAAGTTTTTGTGCCATCTTTTGGCTAAAGAAAAGAGGACTCATGCCCGGTCTCTGTTTTAGTAATGAGCTCATCTCTCGAGATGAAGGGCTTCATCAAGAGTTTGCCGTTGAGTTGTTTAAA